GGGACTTGATGCTAAGGATTTCAGCCGTAGCTGTAATTGCTTTGCAAAAGGCCCCTATAACGGGCACGTGTCCAGCAGTACTAAGAAGACTTTTGGAAGTGCCGTAAAGTAGAGATTTGAAGTGATGTGGAGGGTGTTTGTTGTGGTTCCACCCAAATTTGCTCAATAGACGGAAAGGCAGATTGCCGAAAATCGGTTTTCCACCAACATTCCAGAACAAACCTGAGCAAAATTCGGTGACGAAGATGGAATCACGTTCGTTAATTGTCACCTTCAAACCCAAAGCGCGATAGACACTAACAACGTCGTCGACAATAACTGTTTTATTGTGTCCCAAAACGTTGTCATCACCTAGCACGATCAAGTGGAAATCGTCTGCCCACTCCAACTTGTAAGCATACATAGTGATGAGTACATTGAGGAGTGAATTGAAAGCAGATGTCCACAAATCACCACTACGGCGATTAATCGTGGCTCGGTATGAAATTGTCTTATCTTTGGATGAACCAAACATGTTAAACCAGTTTTCAGTCAAGAGGTTAAAATTTCCTGGTAACCCAACTACCTTGTTTTGCAGGAAATACAACTCTAACTGAAGCATGGTCTCTGTCATGCTACCATCCCAGTTCGAGACATCAGCATCACAGATGCTGGGGTGGGTATCAATTTTAGCTCCGTAGTTGCCCACATCGAGTGGGGTCATAGAGCTAGCGTAGCAGACACTAAAATTTTTGTGAAACATCTTGCCCATACCCTTGCTAATAGCATGGAATGTGGGACCATATTCACCCAAAATTTTATCTTCTCTGGCCCAGATCAATCGCGGTTTGTAGTTGTCGACGGTCTTACCTAAGTAGACTTCGCTTTTAACAAACAAACTGCTTTCGAAATCCTTCGCAGTGAGAGGTTGCCTAATGGCTTCCATTATATCAATGGCCCTCTTCTCACCGTATTGTCCTTTCAGCCACCCATGAGTGTCGGGTACATCAAGTACCATGTCCGGCATCTCATCAATGAGGCGTTTTGAATTGGCCAGGAAGTC